ACACGACGCTCTTCCGATCTAGCTTATTCTGCTGTCTGTCTCCCGTATCGATATCGGCTGCTTCACCCTTCATGTGCTGAGAGGACTTGCTTCCCTTGACAGCTTTATTCAGCTCCGGGCAGCGATAACCGCTGTTTACTGTTATAGGCTTTCCCCACCATGTGCGCAATGGGTCAAGCACGTTATCCACTAGTGCAGTCAGAGCGGTTACATGCTGTTGTCTGCATCTGTTGTTAATTCCCATTCGGTCAGCCGTATTGCTCCGGCATAACTCGGCAATTGTAAAGTACTTCATTTCTTTTCCTCCTTCTTTGACTCAAACAGTATCTGAGCTGCCAATTTCGCAATGTCTTCTTTATTCTCGATAATCACACTCATTGTCTTCTCAGCCTTGCGCAATTCCGCTTTTTCCCATGATTTTTCCCTAACCGATTTAAACTCGCAAAAAATACAGTATCCGGTCCATATCATGGAGAATACCGGAAAGGGGATAACGATACAGCACAACAGGTCGATAAAGCACAATTCGATAAATGGCGTGAAGTACTTCTTCGCCTTTACAGCGGTTTTCTTGTAACCTGTCGATGTCCTTGCTTCGCCTCTCTGCTTTGCCTTCATCACTCCTGTTATCAGGTCGATAAACATGGCTCCAATGGTAGCGGCAATGCATAAGGCAATCAACACAATGTGTATCATCATGTGGTCATGGATAAAGTTGTAGATAACATCTCTCATCTTGTCTGTTTTTTTTAAGATTAATACTATAATGTGTTTTCCCTGCCGACCTGAGAAGGTGTGCAGGGATTTTTTATATTAAATATCAAAAGCCAACCTCTCCGGATATCCAATGGTATAGTCATAACCGACCAATCCTTCAATCGTGTTGATATTGGATATGGCAGAAAGATGCTGCTGCGTGACATTATAACATGCCAATGCATACAACTCCAACGAAGAGAGCATCTGCAATGCGGTATCTATTGGGATTGTGTAGCACAAGCCGCCAAACCATAGAACCGTATCGGCCTTGCCTGCATCCCTTTCGATATTAATGCTATTCATCAGGCCAACGCGAGTGTCCTTACTCAGCCACATCCGCTTCCCTCCAAGGCTGAATGAGTTAACATTGTCAGATACATCATACTCTTTGATACGGTTCTCCAGCTCCAATGCCAGTGACTTTCTTACTGACTCTTCGGTGTCAGCATCGCATTCCGCCCATAATGTATCATATACATAAACTGTCTTCTCTTCGGTGCCTTCCATCTCAGGATAAGTAACCGTCTGTTCGTTGACGCATACCAATGCTCTTCCTCCTGAATAGCTTACAAGAGGCATGCGGACGTCAAATTCATTTCTTTCCGTTTTCATAATTATTTACTTTAAGTTTATTCTATTCCAAATTGTTCGCAAATCAGATTGCAAGCTTCCTCATTGCTGGTATGGTAACCGTCAAAGTAACACCTCGTACCATCCTTGCGAATCTTGACCTTCTTTGGGAGCGCTTCTTCACCTTTTTCCACCAAGTGGAAGAACCCTTTAATCTCTTCACTTCCTTCGCTTGATTTATAGAGGTGCTTTTTCCCATCCTTGTCAATGGTGATAAACTGTACCCAATAGAAATACCCGCTTTCCTTATCGGTGTTTTGTCGGCGAAAGGATATAATCCATATCTCTGTATCATCAGCGAAGTTGTGGAATTTTCTCTTGTCGCCCATCATATCAGGAACTTTCATTCCTCTACTGTTCCTTAGCTCCATATTCTCATTTTCTATTAAATGCCTCAAATGTTTGCTGTCTGTCTTTAACAGCAATCCCTTATGCCCGGCATAATGCTGTTTCCCTCTCCGATAGGAACGAATAGCCCTTCTTTTTATCTCGCTTCTTACGTGGACGAAACTGTCCTTGTAGTCGTACTTACAGAAACGGAACCCATCCCTTACCTTGCGTATGGAGTAATCACCTTTCAATTCGAGATTATACCGACCCACATAATATGACTTTTGAAAGCTGATAATATCCTGAATGTCCTTCTTACTCCCGCCTACCAAGCGGTTATCACCAAAACAACACAAGAACACATTCCATCTCTCCAATATCATGCGGTCGCACTCAAGAAGGGTGAGCATTGCCATCAACTGACTCATCGGGCCACCAATCGGAACGGTTGCTGTTTTGGAGAAAACCGAAAGCAGTAATCTGCGCGTAAATGAGCATACTATCGTCTTGAACATTACACCCAATGCTACCTTCACATCTAAAGACTCGTAAAATTTCCTGATGTCCGTCAATCCTATCCATTTATCAGGATGCGTACTGACCCAATGCCGTATGATGTTAATCATGCAGTATCTCTTGTCATTACTTAGTAGCGAACGCCCTCTTATGCCGCTGTATATGTTGCGGATAAACATGTTTCTGAACTTTTTCTCCACTATTGTAAGCACGACATTCTGAATGATTCTGTCATATACAACATAGATGTCTGCATATCTCTGTTTGTCGGTTTCGTTACGCTTCTTTATAGCCCTGTGAATTAGTTCGGAAGGCTTGTAATCCTCTTCCTTCAACTCCTTGAGTATCCTTACGATGGTTTCCTCCCTGTGATTCTTGTAATACTCTATCTCCGGAGAAGGAGAAGCGTTCCTCATACACCGGTCGAATCCATACTCCACGATTTCCCGATTCAAGAAGAACCCCTTCAAGTTTTTCAACTTTCTCTTGCTATTTGCCTTTTCTAATTTGGCCCATATATTTTCAGCATCCCTTTCGGTAGCTTCTGCATTGCTTTCCGCGTTATCGCCCCAATAAGGTAGCAATCCGTAATCACATTGCGCATACCCACCTGTGGCGGCATGCTTGTCCGTTATCTTTGTGCTTGATGCACGCGTTGCATGGATTATCCCGAATGATATACCGTCATTGACAGCGAAAGCCCCAGCGTAATTGTCGTTGCTATTGTCAGCCCGATTATTGCAATTCGCAGTCCGAGCAGAAGCATAGCCATTATTCGCATTGCAACCGACAACAGAGCCGTATCCCATGCCCACGCTTTTGCCTACCAGCTCCACCGGCATACTGCTTGGGTCGGGACAATTCCGTGTGCAGGTTTCGTTAGAAGGCGCAACCAACGAACCGCCGTACCCGCCATAATTAGGGCGAGGCAGTTCATCATAATGATTCAGTCCGTTGGATTTTGTTGCAAACATTTGAGATTGGTTATTTTTTTATTTTATTTTATTCTTTTTTGTTGGCGATGCCGTGGCGCTAAGCCGCACCACGACAAGCTTAAGCCATTGTTTCATCACTAAGCCGTGCTATGCCATTACATTGCTCTGATTGGTTCGATATAAGGGACAGCGAAAGCCCCAGCGTAACGGTCGCTGCTATCGCCAGCCCGACGAATGCAATACGCAGACCGAGCAGAAGCAAAGCCAAGAACCGCATGGCAACCGACAACAGAGCCGTGAAGACAACGTTCTCCGGCAGATACATCATTGTTAATGTATAACCATAGGTAGGCATTCTCGTAACTTCTTGAACCTCCTCCTGTTGTTTCTGCGCAGAATAACGAGAAGTTATAGTCTGACTTCTTGAACCATGATTCATTAGCCACAGGAAGATTAATCCCCGGATATTCTTTCTCTAAATCCAATCCTTTTTCCATATCACACTCCTTGTCATCAGGAACACGATAGGTGTAAGTAGTACGTACAGGGACACGGCTAACATCAGAGGCGCAACGGAACTGAACCGGAAGGTTATTACCAGCTGAATCCTTCCTGACGATATAGTAGGCTCCGTCCATTTGTCTGAATAGTCCTGCTAACGGTAAGTTCCAACCTCTATATATAGGGATTGAGCGTTTCAGAATGCCGATTCCGCCATTCATTGCCGTGCCATCGGTCCATTTCACACCATCTTGGAACTCCATCTTGGTGTAAGAGTTTACAACGGCTGTCATTACTCCGTCTGCCATTCCCGCACAACCCGGAACATTTCTCACCACGTAGTAATGTTTACATGCTTCCATGCCTGCACCGGTGGACAGATTGACAGAGCCGTCCTCAGTGCAAGTCACGCTGCCTTCCATATCGAAGGAGAATATATGCCCGATACTTCCTATCTTCGATACGAGTCCTGCCTTGCTGATGCCGTCCAGTAATCGTTGAGCTTCCATTATCTCCGTGACTCCATACAACGAACTGCCTGCCACACCACCTATCAGATTGGTTTTACTCGTTGAGCCTGCCGGAGTAATCATATTACTTCCAATCAGGGTGCTATACTTTATCTCGCCGCCTACGATTGCCTTCCATCCGCTATTCGCAGAAATCGAATCGTCTATGAATGTAGACGAACTGACACCGTCTAATGTGGTACATCCCACTCCAAACAGGTTCAGCCTTGTATGTGCCCATGTGCCTATCTCGAAGCTCATCAGACAGACTATGATTTCATAGAACTCATAGTACATGCCCATATATGGACGATTGGTTGCTTCCTTTGCATTCTTTGCCTGTGCATTCTTGATTGATTGTACCGCGGACACATTTTGTGTCGGGTATCCGACACCACTTGTCTTATAGCTTTTTTTGAATATGTTCAAAGGTGCGGTGTATGTCCCGATTGCGTCCTTATTATAGACATAATGGGCGCAATATCTTGCATCATCTTTCAGCTTGGCGGTAACACATTCACCGGGGACGATGGCGAACGGTCTGATGCGTTTCGCCTGCCTTCCACCGATGGCGAATGGCAGTAATGACAATGCCACGATGTTGTATTCGGCTTCCGTCCCTCCTTGCGGTGTGTAGGACATGGTGGCTTTCAGATAATACAGGTCACAGTCGGTAAAATTCATGATGTCACCCTTCGTACCGTCAATGGCTATTTCTTTTCCATCTACGGACGCTGTCAGTCTTCCGGGTGCGCATTGCTTGACCAGCTTACCATCTTTCACCGCCCCCAAGTGGAGGTGTGATGCCAATGCGCGAAGTTTGGCGGCATCACCGAAGCTTACCTGCGCATCAGGGTCTGCACTACCGTTGACTCGTGCGAATCCACATGCTCCCAAGGCTTCCAACTCATTTGCCAGTGCTTCGATAGCGGTTGCATTGGCTTCCTCGGCTGTTTTTGCACGTTTTGTTTCATCAGCGATTTGTTTCCTTATGTCGGCATCATTGTAATTAGATAACCCTGCCAATTTGCTTCTTTCTTCATCGGTCATTAACAGTTTCCCCGATTCTTTGGCCACATACTTCTTATCAGCGTCTACGGTTTTCTGATAAGGTGTTAAATCAGGAGCTATATATTTTTTTAGCGTATTCGGGTTTATCCTTCCATTTGAGTTCCCTTCCTGATAAGGAATATTCTCATTCCCATTCAGTGCTGTTCTTTCAGCAAGTTCGTTAATCGTTTTTCCAGCCATAACTATTTATTTTACATTATAAACATTCTGCCAATCTCCGCCAATACGGTGATGCCATTAACCTTGATTTCCCCATCTTCATTCCTGCCGATTGCAAACTCCTTATCCGAAGGGATAACTTCCGCAATGGAAACCAAATCATCGTCTGTGAGTGCCCTTTCGCTGACTGTATAGTCATTGTCTGCCGAAGCGCATTCTCTTGCCTCTTCAAACTCGCGCATCAATGTTTTTTTCATATCAACATAAGAGAGGTATTCCTCACTCTGCTTAATCGACTCAAGCTCTTGTTTTTCTTCGTTGCTTATGTTTTCTTTCTTCTCCAACTCAGTCACGCGGGGGAAGGCTTGGGCGTCATATCCTTCGGGCTTCAGCTTGGCATAGATACCGCGCATATCCTCGTTAAAGCTCTCTATTGCCCTTTCGTAAGCTACGAGATTCAAGATAATCTTCACCTTCGTTTTATTGGCAAGCGGCGCGCCCTCATCCGATTTCAGAGGCACGAGTTGCAAAAAACTCATTTTTCTGATGATTTCGTTGATTTTCATTTTGCGCCTCCTTCCTTGGGGATGGAAGACAATATGCTTCTAAGCATACTCTCTATATCTTCGATGGGAGCTTTCATGCCTACTGTCATGGTAAACCCTGTGGGCATGATAGAGGCTGTGCCGACATAAGCATCTCCTTCCAATACGATATATTGGATATCATTGGTCGTGTTGTTTGAGACTTCATCGTTTTCATAAAGCCTTGTAATACTTTCCTTTTTTTTAATCAGTTCCATATCTGTATAATTTAATGATTAGTATATTACGGGTTAGGGTTCAAAGCCAAAGGATAAGCCTTCTTCGTGTACTTTCCGCTGGATAGCGTAACATATACATAGTACTCTTGCAAGAAATTCATCAAATCAAATTGGCCCGATATCACAACCGGATTGTCCAAAGTCAAATCCTTGTCTCCTAAAGATTTTTGCTGCTCACCTGCCTGGAACGGGTCGGTCACGTCACTCGTTATGAATCGCAGACTAATCCAATTGTTGCGGAGAGTCATATTGCCATTGGTAGCCTTTAACTTGAGTTCCCACTTGACAGCCGTATTCAGACCTGTCATTGGATGCGTCACATACTCTGCATTCAGATTGATTACCAAACCACCCGCTTCTTCTTCCGATACATACTTAACCCTGCCGGGGGAACAGTTCATCACCGGCAAGAATAAGTTGACCGAATCAGGGTCATAGATACTATTAATCTTATTCATGCAGAGAAACGGATATACATCATAATATTGACCTAGCGTCAGACCCCTGGCAGGCATTTCCAATGACACACCCGGTTTCACGTTCGCCAGTTTCCTTACGATTCTGTTGGACGAGTCAACCAACATCGCCCCAAACCACCATGTTTCAAGGTTAGTCCCGAAATCTATATCGGACAACGTTATAGAGCCGGGGCCTGATTTGTCCACATCGGTAATGTTGATTCCAACCGAACATGATATGGTTCCGGATTGGAATACTTTGGAATCGCACTGAAATGCGAATATGGGTGCCCATGCATTGTGCTTGTACAACAGAAAATCAGCCAGCCTGTACGGACTCCCACTTCCTCCCCAAGGTCTCTCATAGATATATCCGTTCATCTTGTCTTCCGTATACAGCTTGGGGATTTCCTCATAAGACGCTACAGGGGGCGGCTTAATGCCGCAATTCCTCATCGAGCCTTTCCACCACGCCCCTTCACCGTCAGATGGCATGCTCCTGTCAGGAGCGGCAGAGGCAATATGGACAGGCTTACATCTTGACCACATATTAATCTCATGGCTCGTGCATAACCCGCTCACATTCGTTGCAGACGTCCCAAGAACGGAAGCAACGTCACTCCTCAGATTGACAGGAGACGTAATTACGTTATTCGAGTTAGCCATATCAGTAGAGCAGTAACAGGGTTATGAAAGTCGAGATAAAGGCACACATCTCCATCCAAAACACAGGCTTCCTGAACTTAAGGCATGCCAATACGATTACACCGCCAAGGAAGGTTATAAGAGGGACGTACCAAAAACTCATCAACACTTGCCATACAAGAGAGGCAAGGGCGCATATTCCCGCGCTCACATAGTGTATATTCCGGTTAAAGTCCTCCTTGAACAATGGGGCTGCTCCAACGAACGCCAAGGCAGCGCTCGATATAAACGCCAAGAACTGGTACTCTTCCCTGCTAGCTTCAATGAACGAGGCAATCAACAGGGATGATTCGGCAAGGCAGAATACGGTGAACAGCCAACCTTTCTTGCCAAACTGATAGTAAGTGTCGCTGATGCTTGCAGGGACACCGTTCTTACCAATCGCGTATCCGATATAGGACACGAACAGAACAATCGAAATAACCAATAATGTAACCATAGCCTTTAATTTATAAATTTGTCTTTCAAGTTTTTAATCTCTTCGTAAAGTTCGATAATCTGAGCCTGCAATACTGCCGTATATTGGGCGTAATTGACCGAAAGGTAGTGTTCTTTCGAACTTCCCTCAGATACAAGTTCAGGATACAATTTAATCATGTCCTGTGCGATAAACCCTATACTTCCCTTTCCGTCCTTGATATATGTGACTGGAGCGATAATCCCCCTATTCCGTAGTGGTTTTACACATGATTTTAACCTGACATCCGAATAAGCGGTAACTTCACCACTTGCAAGCAACGAACCTTGAACGACTGCCCTATTATTAGAAGCCTCAAGCTCCAATCTAATCCCTGGACTGTTACCTCCATCATCATTCGATACTGCTATCAGCATGGTTCCCCATGTATTATAATTAGGTCGATACGTGCCGATGGTGTATCTTGTCTGCCATCCAACACCGTCCAGTGTATCCTTCCAACTAAGGATCGGTCTACAGGAGTTGTGCATCATCAAGGATAATTGGTTAGCCCTGAATACGGCATTGTCCGGATTGAAGTATATCGGCCATTGTAATTGCCAACGGTCTGTCATCGTGCTTACGAATGATGCTCTGCATTGAAGATTGTTGTAGCAATAGAGATTCGTGATATTAACAATACCGTCCGACTGAAACTGAGCTACACGCCCTGCCGAAGTGTAGAATGCGATACCGTAATATCCCGACATGTGCACAAAATTGTCATTCCCTGCGAAGGATAAACCATTCCAAGGACTTCCTCCATCGTGAGCATTATCAGGCTTACTACCAATTATGGTGCACCCAACCTTAGTCGCCCAAACAGTACTCCACATATTGCTATTCCATCCACCGCCAAGGCTCTTGCTTCCCGATGTGGGAATCAGCCCATCAGAACCGAAACTGTAACCGAATCCCGAACCATTAAGGGATATTTTTTTGCTTCCGTAGATAGTCAAGGAATCATCAGACGCCTCCTTCAAGTATACGTAATCACCGTCACCGAAGTTTATTTTGTTACCAAAATTCCCGGCTTTGTTCAGGACTATATTATTAGTGGTCGTAGTTCCGTTTATCGCAAGGTTGCCTGTTATCGTCCCGCCTGCCAAAGGCAGATACTTTCCTGTTATAATATCATCCTCCAATTGGGACAGTTTTGTCGGGTACGCAGGAAGAGATATCACCCCATTGGATACATTGTAAGGAGTCTTGCCCAGCTTTACCTGTTTGGCATATACACTGCCCAAGTCCGGTATGTGGGAAAAATGGATTCTCTTGGACGTGTCAGACTTGGCAAGCTCATCCCACATGGCGTCTATATCCAAACCGCCACCGCCTTTTTTATTCGTCCACTTGTTTTTAACCGAGTCGTAGGTCAATACCATACCGTCAGACAAAGGAACAGTAAGGTCTACATCGTCAAGCATACGCAATGAGGTTGCACCACTTCCACCACCGGTTGTCGAACCGAATGCGGATACTTCGCCTGTAGCGTAGAAATTAACCATAGACCCATCATCCTTCTCTACATATACGGCATTATTGGTCGCGTCATATTTCAGCATGGCATTACCGATTTGGACAGAATTGATGGCTTTTATATGAGTGAACGGATATTGCGGTTCAAGTATATACTTAAACTCTGCGGACCGGAGGAATTTAAATGCCGACAACAACACGCCTACCGTCTCCTCTCCGACAAAGAAAGACAATGGGTCTGCGTGAAGTGTTCCGTCTTCTTCCCACCATAGGGCGCCGTTGGCGAAATATCCGGTACCGTCAAAACGGACAAGCCCCTTGGCGGCATTTTCGGGAGCACCGTTTTCAGGATAGTCAAATTTATCAATCATGGAGCCTCCCCACCAAGATGCAATACCTCCACCGCGCTTGTCGGACTGGTATACACCGTTCGTGCCGCTCATTATCTTGAATCCGCTATCAGAGGTGTATCCCAATGCCAACAATGAGGATTGGATAAGACCTCCTTCAATATTGGTGTATTCCTTCAGTGCTTTCGTCAAGTAAGATATATCCCCTATATTCTTCGAAATCTCCTTGATGGAAGCGTTCAGCTTTTCCTGTATGTAATTGTTTGCGGCATTGATATGGGCGATAAAGTCACCATATTTCAGATTGAATGCGGAATACTTTCCGTCCACCATAGCCACTTCTGTAGCAGTGGTCTTGCCGTCCTGAATGACACCGTTAATGGTGTTAATCAGTTCTTGTGCCGAATTGTTAAACAGCCGGTATGCCGTTTCCAACTCTGTTTTTACCACGCCTTCATCAAGAAGCTCGTTCTCTATAATCTTGCTATAGGACTCCGTTACATCCTTTTGGGTTGTGGCTATAGTGTTCAGGTACTTCTGAATGGCTGCCGCCTCACCTCTGTCTACGATACCGTCCTTGAACGCTTCGTCGGTGAAGTCCTTCATGGAGCCTACTGTCTCATCCAGCTTTTCAGCCGCTTTCTTTGTTTCTTCGGCTATTTTCTGTGCCTCTTTCGCCACCGTGTCATCGGTGTATTTGGACGCAAGCTCCCAATGAGAGATGCTGAACGCTTCACCCGCTTTTTTCGCGGTGTTCGCCCTAAGCATATCGTCCTTGTAAGTGCTACCATAGGTCGCATTTACCCACATATCACCTATGTCGTATGCGTCCGAATTCTGCGGTTGTCTCACAAAGATGCGTCTTTTCCCATCTGCGGTATCCTGTGCTTTTTGAGCGTTTTCCAAAGCCTTGACAATATCCGTATCGGTAATGGCATTCCAATACCATCCCTTTTCTTGTTCATATTGGAACCGGTATGCTTTTCCCTCCTTGCTGTAATAGAGGTCTCCCAAATGATTGTTCTTCTTCTCATCTGTATCCCAATCGGATGCGGGAAGATTTTCAAGGGTGGGCACCGGGTCGTAAAACCATGTTTCTATCGCACCGTCAACCTGATTCTGGATATTATCTATTTCCTGCTTGATGTACTCTTTCAGAGGGTCCAAGTCCTCTTTGTACTTCTCGGAAGCTTTCTTGAGGGCGTCTTCAATGGTATCACCGTTACCGATAGTGGTGCCCACAGAGAGCTTGCCCTTTATTTCCACACCTTCACCTTGGGTGAATTTCACATAGCTATTGCCGTCACGGTCTCCAACGTATGTATCACCGTACACATGGAAGAATGCCTTATTGTTAGTTTTGTCTACGCCATACTCAACATACTCCTTGTTCAAGTAGGAGTAGGAGTCTATACCGTGATACAGAGTAACACTCGGGCTGAACACATCGGTAGAAGAGAAAACGATGGCATTCTGTGCGTCAATATTGCTTTCATCCGTCACGTCCTTGTTGTCAATGCCTTTCCATTTGATTCGTGCACCAAGGTGGGCTACAGTATCACCCTTTGCCGGAATGTCACTGCCTGTGTCGCAATCCGCCATGCTGAGGTCAATATAGTGCAATTTGTATATGCCGACATTGATAGGCTCTTTGCTTACCCCTACACATAAACGCCAATAATAATGGTTCGCTACCTGTTGGTATTCTCCCGGCTTTTTGATATTGAAGTTTTTGCTCTGTACCTGGAAACCTGCACGGAAGCGGTTCTCCACTTCCACACCGTCCTGCTCGGCAAGGAAGAAACATCTGTACACGCCTTCGGGGACGCCATTGTCTACCGTTTCTTTATCCATCAATTGGGGTTCACTGCCATCTGCAAGCAATATAGGATTCCCGTCTGCCATTGGAAGTATGGGCGTTTGTTCAATGGTGCCCTTGGTCCAAACATCAATAAGCGTAACAGCACCAAGATCGGAAGAGCACACGTCTGAACTCCAGTCACCA